GTCTAATAGTTGTACTATTAACAACTGAGGCATAATAAACAGAACCATTTCCTAAAGCGGTTCCTTGATGTGTATTGCTACCTTTAAAGTCTCCTATTCCTAAAGCATTATTTCCATTCGGATTATAAACAATAGCTTCACCTGTTTTTAAAGCGTGTGGTTTTGTGAATGTAATGGTTTCTTCATCGTTGTCAATTCCACCACCAAAATCAAGTAAACGAGCATCAAACTCCATTTCACGGTATACAGTCTCGAAAACTGGTTCCAATACAGAACCATCACCATTTCCACCAGAGATAGTTGCTGATGAGAAAGTTAAAATATCAAAATCCTGTGGATCGACTTTAATTTCTTTTACACTGCCATCAATAACTGCTGTTGCTAAAGCAGTTGTAAAACCTGCTGAAGGAGATTCAATTTCAATAACTGGGGCATTGACTACATCATAATCCTTACCTTTATTGTATACTACAATATCTGTTAGTGGTCCATAATAGATTTTATCTTCAGACTTATAGTTTATAATTTCTACGCCATTAACCAGCATACCTACAGATTCTGCTGGTGTAGTCTCTATATCATTTCCGTTCTTAATATTTCTGGTTAATGGGAACTTTTTGAGAAGTTTTTGTGGGAAAATACTTCCACTCTTCTGCTTCGCTAAGGTAAATGTATGGGAACCAGTATCACTATCAGAAGTAAACTGTGAGTAAGAACCTGCCTGAATAAGAGATCTTGAAGTATAAAGTCTTATTTGGTTATTTAAAGGTAGAACCTCTACAAAATAATATCCTTCAGAAAGACCATTCAATGGTAAGTTGGAATAGGTGTAGTATATTTCATCACCCGTTATAAATGATACTGCGGAACTAAATGAGATAACTGAATATTTTTCGGTGTCGTCGCTGTAACCTTGAAGTGCACTTCCTGCTGCTGAGGTTATTGTAGATGATATTACTGTTTCTTGAATAACATACGATGGTAGTGAGTTGGAAGCAACATATGCAAATCCATCCCTATCAGTATAGACATTTTGAACTTCACTAGTTATAGTGTTATTTCCGTAGAAGATGGGAGTTCCACTACTAGATGCGGTGTTTATTTTTCTTCTTAAATTATAAATTTCAGTGGGTTGAGCAGTAAATCCAAGATTAGAAATTTGTACTGTTTTTGTAGCAACATCAATAAGTGAAACTGTGGCATTGGAAGCACTTAAAACAGTTTCAGTAGTTCCACTAAGAACTTCTACACTATCACCAACTCTAAGACTTGACTTATCAATATCAGTTTTTAACTGGAAAGTAGAACCGTTAGCAGAATCAACTACAAATCTAGAACTTGTGTTATATACCCAACTATTGGCAAATATTTGCTTGTCAGTTTTTCCTGATGAAGGATTTAAAATTTTCTCACCAACACTCTTTACAAAGATCCTCTGACCCTCTACTGCTAAAGAAATGTCTCCAGTAGACTCAAAAGTTGACAGTACACCACTAATACGAACTTCTACTTTCTTAGTGGTATCACCATCTTCATATCCAAAGAAATTTTCATTAACTTTTACATCATCTTTTGTGGAAATATTAGATACAATACCAGAACAACCTAAGAACTGATTGACAGTTTTTGATGTATATGTAACTGTATTTGTTCCAGAAATAATAGTTCCTGACTCTGGGAAACCAATAGTGGTATCGACAGAAATAACAGAAGAACCAGCAACTGCTGCTTGGGTTGCTTTTGTTTTTGCTTGAATAGCAAATGTCCCTTCAATGAGGTCTCTGTCGTCAAAACCTACAAATAAGGCAAGTTTGTAGTAGTCAACGCCATCTCTTGAAATAATTTCTACTTCAGATACGACTGCTTTAGTTTCAGAGTCAGTTGATTTCGTTATTGTCTGACCGACCAAGTTGATTGGATTGCCAGAAATTAGTTCAGCAACAACAACTTCTCTTCTTCTATAGTTTGCTGCTGATGGTTTTACTAAGTACTCTTCAAGATCAACTACTTTCGGATCTACACCATATAGAACTTTGAATAGAATTTTAAACGATTCGTCAGTTCCTTTAGACTCATATAGACTTCTTGATTCTTTAATGAAGTTATTGACATCAAGATCTGATACAAAATCTACATCATCAAGACCTGGTGTATAAGTATACTTTAACTTATTATAGAACTCTTTTAAGAACAGAGCACTTAAGTTCTGTACAGTTGTACCAGAAGTATGTGCTGCTTTTGATGACTGCGAAAATACAAGTTCCTCAGGGTCTAGTTCAGATTCATACTGAGTAATACCACAGAAACCTCTAATACATCCTGTAAAAGTATCTGCTGTTTTTCCAGTGTAGGTTATAATTTCATCATCAATTTTAAACAGACCATACTCTTCAGGGAACCCTTTTGTACTTGCTACCTGAATAGTATCAACGGAATCAGATATATCTACAGATAGAGTTGTTTCACCAGTAACAACTTCTGGAGTTAGGTTATCTAATTTCAGGTACTGATCTAAGTTCTCTGATAAGTCTGAAGGACCACTCTGATATTCTTGCGAAATATAATATTGCTTTAAGAAGTCAATAGCTTTTGGACTTTCGGCTCTTAAGAATTCAGGTAACTGACTATCAATAATTTGCTGAACTTTTACTCTCTTCTCAAAACCCGTCTTTATCATCTTATCCTCTCTTTAGAGCTCCGTTTGAGTAACTTGAAGTGACTTTATAACCGACGCCAGATACCTGCTCGCCAGATGTAATAGTATCCTTAACCATATTTATGGAACTATCCGCAACAGAAAAGTTCAAATATAGGTCTTTCAAACCAATAATATCGTTCGATTCTGGGAACGCCTGAATCTCAACAATATTGTTTTCTTTTTCAGTAGATGTGATATTTAAAGTGTTTAAAAGTATTTCACCCTTTGTATAGTCTACAGTTCCTGCAGACTTAACGACTACTTCATATTTGCCGTCAGAGTTTATATCCTTGACAACAGATATTACACCCTTTCCATTGTCTCCTGGAACGTCGGTGAAATAAAATGTTCCGGTTTTACCAGCAAGACCAAAACCAGTACTCTTAATATTGAAACCATCCCTATTGATATGGAACTTATTGCCGAAGCACAGTTCATATTGTGCTGCTCTATTAATAAGTGCTTTCAGGTTTCTTCTTATGATAACCTTGGTGATATTTGATGTGATAGAAACATCCGAGTTATCAATGACATTGCAAAGTTTACTATACTTGAATCTTCCACCGAACTGATTAATGTTAGAACTTGCAAAAGTATTCAATACTGATACTACTTTAGACTTCAGAGCATTTACATTAGAGAACTTAGAACTATCATAGTAAACACCCGAGTTAATCTCAACATACAGTACTTTGAGATCAACTATTTGTTGGTTGATACCTGAAATTGCATACCCCTTAAGTTTTGTGAGGATACTTTGTTTATCAAAGTCAGAAATGAAGTCACCATTCTTTGGTTTGATGCTAATCAGAACACTACCAAACTGTGGTGGGTCTAGTTCTTCACCACCAACAACAGAAACAGACTCAGTATTGGGGTAGATAGACTGAATAATCGCCTCATAGTCGCGCCCTGTGACCGCACGGTACTGTGATGAGTATATCCTTGGGGCAAAGTGCTTAATAGAGTCTACAGACTCAATAGAACCGCCATTTGCGGCGGCACTATTAGTAGTAATAGAAACTGTATTGGTAGGAATGAGAGGATTTGATAAAGAGTCTAGTAACCTACCAGAGAAAGCAAAGTTTGATGCACCGTTTCCTTCTATACCATCAGTGATAATATATGATACTGTTATGATGGCACCATTTTCAAGTTTTTTACCAAAATATCCGTCACCAAACAGAAGTTCATACTTTTCATCTTGAACTTCTTGTATCAGATATATTTCTGAGTTTGCATTTAGGTTAAGAATGTTATCTACACGAGAATATTCTCTTCCTTCGCCACTATCAGCAAGACCTTTAACCTTTACGACAATAGTTGAGGTATCAATAAAGGAATTATCAAGGATAAAACGCTGATCAAGTGAACCATCAACAACAAATTGCTTCTTCAGGTAAGTTCCTTGGAATATCGTAATGTCATTAAACGTTGCTGTACCAGAAGTTACTGTTGTTGTGATGGATTCTGGTACTGAGAAGATATAATTACTGTTATTTGTTGCTCCTACACACACTAGACCCGCTTCTAAGGTCATTGTTTGTGTATCTTCACCTGTTTGTGCAGTAAAACTGACAGTTGCCTTAGCGGCGCTTCTAGAGCGAGGTACATATCCAATATTTCTTGCCAACGAAACAACATTTTCTCTTAATGTTGCCGAATCCAAGAAGGATTCGTTGACAATCAAGTTCGCGTTGAACGCATTGATATAAGTATTATACGCTAACGTGTCTATTAGGACCGCAAAGTTAGATCCTTCAAAGTCAAAATCCGTGAAATTTGAATTTGCACGGAGATATTCCTTGATGGATATCCTTATTTGGTCATAATCGAGATTCGTGAACTTTGTAAAAGGCATGTTTTACCTGGTTGCCTCTAATAAGAATGAAAATTGTTGTATCGGAAGGTCTTGACCAATAATATTGAAGAAAACAGTTACCTCAAACGTATTATTATCGGGTTGAGGATCAACTTCTACATTAACATTATTCACTCTTGGTTCAAAATTCTCAATTGTAGTGAGAATTTCGTCCTGAATTTCGATAGCAGTACCATAATCAACAAAATCAAACAAACTTGAACGTACATCAGACCCTAAAAGTGGTTGAAAAAAGCGTTCAGTTGGTATTGTTTGCACCAAATTGCGAATTGAGCGGGTAATTGCCCTCTCATTTTTGAGAATTGGCAAGTCTTTTGTGACTGGATGAGGTTCAAAGGACAAACTAATATCCTTAAACGCTCTTGAAACCCGCTGTATCGCCATTTGTCAAGAACTTTTCTTGACTTTATTTATATTTACTTCCAAGGATTACCGTATGTTGGTTCAGTTCCGTATGACCAATCATCATAATCCTCATCATTACGAATTTTTTCATGTAATTGAGTCTGTTTCTTGAAGTCATGACTATTTTCATAGTCAGTTATCTCTTGTAGAAACTTCTTTTTCTCCTCATAAACATTAATATGTTGCATTGAACCATAATCAGAGGCAAGTTTTGTGGTTCCCCACATCTCTCTCATATACTCTTTGTTCCTATCGACAGGTGATTGTCCCATTTTAGCTCCTGTTTTATAAAAAACAGAACTTTTAGAGGGGTTGCTATCCCTTAATCGTATTTATTTTCATAAAAAAAGGGCGCACATAACGCCCCTTCGTGTCATATTATCCTTTACCTTGCCCGCGATACTTCTTCCTAGCCTTATTGCGAGAAGACGCTGCATACTTAGTATGAGATCCCGCTCCTTGACGAGTTTTCTTGGGAGCACCCTCCACATAACCGCCACCTTTACGCATAGCCATACTCAGTCTCCTATAATAATTTCAGTGTTTAGTTCTTCAGGTCTTGGAGTACCTGACTGGTAAAACTCTACCGCCAGGTCCTCCATTGTATCGAAATATTCTTCCTCTGTCAAGTTCGAATAAATCTTCTCCCCTTTACAGTAAATATTGTAAAGTTCTTGTGACGATACGTCAGACATCAAATAATCCTTGTCTTTTCGTGACCAACTCTAATACGAGGATCGCACCAGATCTCAAAGCCTGCTTCCTTTGCATCTAGACAGAAACTCACATCTTCTCCACACATGTCCTGTACATCACCAGACTCAAAAACTTGCATCTTTGGTGCAAACCAAGGATACTTCATCTCTTCATGCTCAAAAACTCCATGCTTGATAAGCAACCATCCAAAACCTGCATAGTCTACAGTGAATGGCTTGTTACGCTTACTCATCGTCTCAATAGTTTCATGGTTCATGACTCCACCATTCTTTGCAAAGTCATCCTCCTCTAACCAGTGAGCAACAGAAGTCGTTCGCCCGTCTTCCGTACAATACCAACCACATGCAATATCTTTATCCATCAATACCATTTGATAAAACTTTTCAGTATTGAATACAATATCACTATCAATCCACAGTTGATAATCATACTTTAGCTTGCCGTCCCACGGAATTTGGTCTGGTCCTCGAAGTACATTCGCTCCTAGGCACTTGCATCGTGCGAAGTTCACCATCGAAGAATAGTCTTGCGAAATCTGAATACTTGCACCGACCTGTACAAGATCAAAACACATCTGTACGAAGTTCTTCAGATATGTGTAAGATACTCCACGACCTGGTAGACAAAATACAATT